CTGACATATGTAACTTTTCCTATATTATTTCAATTATTAAGACTGGAATATGTTGATCGCTCCACCGCGTCTTGGATCGGCAACACCTGAACCCATGTAAGCGACACCAGTCAACCACATCTGCAATCCACCTGGCTTCTCACCCATCTTGATCTGTAGACCTTCTTTGAGAACAGTAATCAATGCTGTCTCATGGAAGTATGCGCCTACTAGGACATTTGAGTTTGAACCCTGACCTAATACTGGACGAGTTGCTGATGGTAGGAAAGTAGTGAATGCGACTTTACAGCCGTAGACATTATCTAACTTACCAGTCGCTAGCAATTCGTTACCAAGTGCAGAGACTTGTGAACCACCGCCGTATGTTGGGTTGTTGACAGCACCACCAGTCAATTCAGCAAGCAAGCGATTCATTGAAGAACCATCTTGTCCTGCGACATTGCCTCCTTGTACATCACCGTTGCTGTCAAGAACAATGATTGGTGCGCCTGGTAGGCGTGCAACCTTGTAATTCTGCTTGACATTACGGATCAATTCAAGTACGCTGTTTGAAGTGAAGCCGGTAGTCCAACCTGCTGTGTTAGCAGGCAAACCTGCGTACATTAGTTCCATAGCACCTAACTCAGTAGGACGGGCGAAGCCGTCTGCTGGTGTTGGTGAATAGTTTGTGTTGCTTGGTGTAGCCTTGAATGATTCAAAGGCTTCACATACACGGATGTCTACCTTTTCACCATAACTCTCACCTAGTTCAGCACCTAATGTGGCTGCAAGTTCAAAACTTGTAGTCCATGCGTAGAAAATATCAAACGCTGTGGCTGCAACTGCTGGAGTTGCTGTGATGCTTCCCTGTCCCAATGCTGGGTTCTGTTCAAATGCTGCTGGAGCATTTCCGAAACCTGCGTTGGCTGCACCTGTATTAGGATTGTAATCCTGATATGTGATCGGTGCGAACTGTGGTACTAAGTACTGGTTACCTTGATTTGGCGCAACAACAGTAGTATAGTCCACTAGACCTGTGCTTTCGTGCATGGCACGAAGAGCGAAGTTTGCGATTGCAGTAGTGAAGCCATCGGCTTCATTATTTGCACCGCCTAGTACATATGCCATTTTAGTATCTCCTTAATTTGGCTTATAGGACTTTCTTAGACAAAGCACTAACACTCACACCTACCTTAGCACCTTTTAACCCTATGCCTTTACCAAGACCTTGTCTAGAAGCCCAGGCATTGAATGCCGCAGGATCTTTACTGTAATCAGGTATAGCATCAGGTTGTGCGCCAGCAAACTGTGTTTGTCCCATGCGTAGTCCAGAACCGGTCTGAGAACTTGAGCCTTTCAATAACTTAGGGTTACCTTGGGCTACTTCATTCACAAGACCATTTAATGTGAGTGGATTACCGTCCATACCATAGCGTTCTTGTCCCTTCTGATTTACGATCACAAAAGAACCATCACGATTCATCTTGATGTTACTTTTAATCTTTTGCAATGCGTATTCTTGTAGATCAGGATCAAATTTCTCGCCCATGTTACGAAGAATCTCTGAGTCTAGTTCTTTTGTTCTGAGGGCTCGCTCTTTACTTGCGAGGTCTCTCTGTAACTTTGTGAACTGTTCTCTTAGATCAGTATTGTCAGTAGCACGATCTTCACGCCCCATGCGTGAGTCTGATTCGTCTACTTCCACTGGCTGTGCGTTGCCACCGCGTTGACTACTAGTTCTAGCGACATAGGCTAACGCTGCCTCTACGCTCTCAAAGTTTTGTCCGCTTGCTTGACTGAAAGCGTTCAATATTGATTGCGTGGTGCTCTTGCGAATAGCACCTGCCTTTACATTAGTGTCAGCATCATTTGTAACCTGTTCTGCATCAGGGGCTGTATCGTTGCCGGCGAATTCGTTTTCGTTCATATTTCCTCTTTTAGTTATGCGTAACTACCGTATTACCTGCCTGTGTTCATACCAACAAGTTGTGTTGCCACTGCTTGCTGTGTATAATAACTTTGACCGGTAAAGGCGACAGGTGTGCCTATACCAGTATCGTCTACTCCAGCGCCTTCTTCGCCAGAGTCATACCCTGTAGCATCTCCGAATATCTCTTGATTCTCACCGAAATCTTCAGGTGTTGGTATCTGATCACCAAGATCACGGCTCAATACTTGATCGTTTTCTTCAGTCATCAATGTCTTGACACTAGGATCTGCTATTGTTTCGATGTAGGCTTGTTCGTATTGTGGTATCGCTTCGGCGGGAGCAAGCATACCAATGATTTCCCTAGCGATGAGGCTATCGATGATCGGATTGTTTTGTACCAATGCTTTAGCCTGTTGAAACAATGCGAGCCTATAGTTTGTATCGTGTGCTTCATAGTCTGTGTTATAATATACCTCTCCTGCCCAACGATGATTCATGAATCGTGCGGCAAATGTGAATATCATTTCTTCTGTGACTTCCATCAATCGGGCTTTGCTCTTTGCGAGTCTATGTAATTGTTTTCGTTCCTCTATGATGGCTACACCGCTAGCGATCTGATTCTTGCTATTACGCAATCCACCTAGACCTGTCAATGCTTCACATTGTTCTAATAAATCTGCTTGTTTCTTTATGATCTTATCTACATCGCCTGTATCTACCGATATAGTTTCTACTTGACCTTGGCTAGCACGGACGATAGCACCTGCGTGTACAGGAATGCTCACGCCTTTGTCTGCTCGTATGATAGTCTTTGCGAATTGTATACTTGTGTATGCTTCACATTCTAATTTGTAATGCTCACGCTGTGCATCTACAGGTGCGTCAATATCGCTGATACCAAAGTCGATGCTTCTTGGATCACGGCGTCCATATGCTATAAATGCAGGTACTGCCATGCCTGCTGGATATTCTCCACGACCTGTCTCTGTGACTTCACTCTTGCTTATATTCTTACCTACTTTATAACTGACCCAATAACTAGGTGTTGTAGGTGTGCCTAGATGATAGCACTTGATATACCAATCGTCTTTATCTTCTGTCTCTAATACTTTGCAATACTTGACCATGGGCTTGCCACCGAATCATTCCCATTCCCAATCCCATACTTGTAATGGATTGACTGCTACAACATATGGCCTACCGAAATTAGCATCACCTTGTTGTGCCATGTCTACAAACACCCAACAGTATCCGAATATGCTTGTTAGATCGCCAACGCTTTCCATGAATGCGTTGAGGCTGCGATTCTGTAAATCAGCATCTAATAGAAATAGTTGCGCCCATTCTATATTGTCACTATCTATAGGGCTACCTTCTGGCGTGCAGAATTTTAATTCACGCTTGATGCCAGGCTCAAATAATACATCATTGATAGTATCAACGACATAACGGCATATAGGTTGCGCTATAGTATTTTGAATCAAATCTTGATATAGATTGCTATCTTCGCTAGGACGCTTTTTGCGCACATATGATTTAAAGATGAAGCCGCCTAAGTAACCATACTGATAGGCTAGCATCTGTTCATATGTGGCATTGTATATAGGATTTTTCTTGATTAACTCTTGTGAATTCATATATGTTTCCGTTGACGATTATTCTTCGTCTAGATACTCGTAATAATCGCCACCGAATTTTTCTTCGAGGTAGTCTTCTTGTTCCATGGCAGCGTATTCTTCTGGATCCATATCCATGACATCTTCGGTTTCTTGACTGTACATGTCAAACTCATCTAAGGCTTTCATGACTTCAGGAAAATCACCAAAGGCTCTGTCGATCTCTTGACTGCTATGACCCATGTCAGTCAAATAACGCACTACATCTTTTGCTAGATCATAATGATCATCTTGCGGTATGTAAAATTTTGAGATGACATACATCTCGACCATCATGTCAAAGTCCATGGTTTTACCTCGTTATGTATAATTTATTTATGCTTTGCTTTTGGGTTTGACTGTGTAGCAATCACCATGCTTGCGACTGAACCATACTATGTAACTAGTCTCGCCACAATGCTCGCAAGTCTTATATGGGTTCTTTGGTGCATGAAAGTTAGGTCCATGTTTATCTACTATGCGATCATGCCTAGATTGTGCATTACCA